ACCATCGCCTGGAAAACGTTTTTCACAAGCTTTAAAGGTCTTAGCACAAACATCGTCGTCTGCACTAGATACTGGATTATTATCTATATCAAAGTAGTTAGTACCCGTATAACTACATCCATCGCCACTTCTATACTTCCAAGGGCATCCATTTGCAACAACTGCTCTTCCTGGTAGTTTTACTCCTGCTACATCATGTGCCGCAGATAGTTCAAATTGAACATATGTATTATTTTCTATAGCCTTTCTATCAATATACCATATCTCATCAGAAAAATCAGCATCAGCATCTGCTGTTGAATTTAGATACCAAATACCTCCAGCTGCTTCACAAGTGCTTTCAGTATATGCTGTCCAAGTACCTGCTCCCCCATTTTTTGTGCTATCTAAACAATCTGATTTACTGGTGCTAGCTTCTGAGCCACCTTCACCAGTACAGACTCCACCTAAGTTTGATCCTGAAATGTAGCAGTGAGAATCTAAGTATTTTGCAAAAGTTCTTTTTCTTGTTACCTTTGCTCCAACCATATCATCATAACTACCAATTAAATTTGATATTAAACTTGTTACGTTTGCTACCGTTACGGTAGGTCGAGGTATTGATCCTTTACCTGCAAATTCAAAACCTTCTGCTTCAATTGGATAAGAAGTATAAACATTCCCTTGCCACACTATTTGGTGTATATGTTCATCAACTCCAGAATGCCATCTATATATTTCTGTAGATGTAGGGGCAATACCTGTAGATAAGTCAAGTTCAAATAACTCAAGTATCTCTCCAGGTTCAAAACTATGAGCAGATGCAATTATATCTGACATTTATTACTCCTATGGTTCAAAAACTCTTCTGAATTTAGCGCTTATTGTTTGTATACCATTTTGTGGATATGTTGCATTCCACTCTTGGCATATATACTTCTTCTTAGGATAGATAGTATAAGACTCTCCAGATGCCATAATATTACTATCTAAAGTTAATTGTGTTCCACTATCTATTGCTGTAACTGTCGCTGTTGTGCTGTCTGTAGTATTTGATACAGTTGCATTTAAATAACGATTTGTAAAGTATTGAGTACTATCAATTAATTTACCTGTAGCATCTGAAGTAGTTGTACTTGAAATTTCATAACCTACTGGATACCAATCAAAGGCTGTTTTACCTTGTAAGTCCTCAAAAAACTTTACTATCTTATTACCATCAGCAGTACTGCGATTTGTCCATTTTAAGTTCCATTCTTCTTCTTCAACATGAATACCAGCACTTACACGCTGCTCATATCCATCTCCGTATTTAGCAACTAGAGTACGAGGCTTTTGTTTTGCACTCATGCCTTTATCTGGGTTTATATTTACATCAGTATTAAAGTCCGCCATAATTAATAACTACTTAGTAGCCCTCCAGGTCTTTGTTGCATTATAATTTCTTCTTGAACAGCTTGAGAAATACGGTAACCAAGCTCTTTGCCTGCGTTTTCATCTATATTAGTTTTAGCTTGACCATTAGAGTCAATTGATACATTAACTGAAACATTATTTGTATTTGCTCCACCAGTATTTCCGATAACTGGAATTGATTTACCATCTGGTAATGGTACAACTGCTTCATTATATTTACCTTCTCCAATTACTCCAATATGGGGCTTAGTAGCAATACCCCCGTCTGCATAGGCTTTCATTCCTCCTTTCATGATTCCACCATTTGCAAAAAAGCCAGTAGTACTGCCGGTAATTAATCCAGTTATACCAGTGACGCCGCCCAGCCAATCATTTCCTGCAGTTAAGCCGCTCGTTATCATACCTCCTAGCTTACCAAATATTCCATCAAGGCCCCCAAAACCTTCAACTGTTTCTTTTGTATTTTCTACTATACTATCAGTTACTTTATTAATAGCTTCTTTAGACTTTTCAGCGACTACATTTCCTTCAAGAATTACTCCTCTATTTTCTGCAATTTGTTTTAAATATTCTAATTGACGTTGTTGAATCTCTAAATCAGTTTGCGGTATTGCTGTATCTGCAAAACCTTTACCAAATATACCTTCTAGGGCACTACCTACCACACCACTTCTAGAAAATAACTGGTCTGTAACAATTCCACTAGCCATTTGAGTACCTTGTTGTAAGAATGACTTACCAAGTACTTCATTAATACTAGGTGCTTGTTCAGCTCCAGTAATTGAAGCCTCTAATGCTCCTGCTAATGCGTCTTTAAAACTATCTGCAATAGATCGAATTGCACTGCCAAATTCTTTTGCAATTTCTGACATTCCTGCTCTTGCTACTTCCCAGCTTTGATTTATAAACTCACCTTGAAGTTCAGCTACAGTATTAAATGTATTCTCTTTACTATTAAACTTTTCTGCTGCCTTATTAACTTCATCCCATACACTTAATTGATTTAATAATTCATCTCTATAATCAGCAGCTTTATCGTTCATATCAAAACTATGAAGTCTTTGTTTCTCTAATTTCTTTTGAATATTTCCAGCAATTTTTGCTCTATCTATTTCTAGGTTTCTTAATTTTGCAGTAGCTGCTAAGTAAGCTGTACTATCTTCTCCGCTTTGTAATTCTATGATAGCACGTTCTGCCTCTAAAATCATTATTTTAGAGTCTAAAATATCTAAATTTAATCTTCTAACTTGCTTTGCACTATGTACAGTATCATTATTATATAGTGCTATTAGTTTTTGATAATATGCTTGTTTTTCCGAAGCTGTTTGAGCAAGTAATTGAGCATTTTTAATATCACTTCCATATTTTAATTTATATATTGCTTTTGATACTTGCTCTTGAGTTTTTAGATTCATTGTTTCATCTAACCCAAAATCTTTCACAAGCTCCATTGAGTCTTGCATTTGAGAAAGATAAAGAGCTTTTGATTTATAAGCATCTGTATCTTTTCCTGACTCTGCAGCAAGTTTATCCATATCGGATTTAATTGCTTCAATAGTTCTTCTTGTTTCAACTAAAGTTTTTAAGTTTTCTGGCGCTCTGTCTCCTAAAATTTTTGCTAAAAATTCTGGTTGAACTGACTTATCCATATTGATAAAAGATTCTGCCATTGAATCAACTGCAGTAACTGTATCATCAAAATTAGTTTTAGGTTGAAGTTTGCGTTCTAAGTCAGTATAAGCCTTAGACATTTGCTTAGCACCTTCTGCACCTTGTTTCATGGCTGCATTTAACTCTCGTTGAGTCTGACCCCATACTTTATTAGCTGTTTGATAGTTTTCAAGAACTCTCATTCTTCCGCCTTGAGTTTGTGCTTCTAAACCTCTGTAAAGCTCTTCTATCTGTTCATCACTAAGTTTTTGACCTTTTTGTAGTGCTTCTATAAGCCCAGTACCTCTTCCAATTTGACGAGTTACTAAGTCTTCAATGAATGCACCACTAAACTGTTGTCCAGCTCCTGAAGCTGCTGCAATTTGATCACGTATAGCTGCAGATTGAAAGTCCTCTAATCCGCCTCCAAATATTTCCTGTATAAAGTTCCAAGTTTGCGATAAAAACCCTGTTAAACTGCTTGCTTCAAACTGCAATGAGTTCATTGCTGCATTTAAAGATGTTTGTAAAGAATCCGCAATATTAGCTTTAAATTCTTGAGCCTGTAACATTTTGTCAAAACTACCAACTAAATTAGCGGGATCTAATTCTACATCTGTAGTCAATACAGACTTTAAAGTTTGTGCTGATGCATCTGCAAATTCTCTTGCAGCTTCAATAGCTTTACTATATTGATTATTTAATCCGGCAATCCAATCTCCAATAAATGCAATTGTTTGAACAATAGCAAGACCTATCATTGCAAAGTTAGCAATACTAAATAACTTTGTCATTTTAACAGTTATCCAATCAATTGCTGCTCCTGCTTTTTGTAAAGCAGGTAATAAAAGTCTTAGAATACCATTAGACATTTTAGTAGAGCCTAGTCCAGCTATTTTTGACCAACGTCTTGCTTTTTCATTCCATTTTTCTTGGCCTGCTGCTGCCTCTTTAATTGCTTGTGTAGTATCTTCTATATCTTTTATACTTTCGCCTCTATAGCCAGTTGTTGTTGCTACTCCATCTACAGCGCCTGCTTTTGCAACTCTTTCTATTGATGTAGCTCTTTTTGCAAGTGCTTGTAAATCTTTTTCTCCACCACCAGACGCAAGAAATTTTCCAACTAAAGAGTTTTTTCTAAACTTCATTTTTGATAGTCTATCATATACGCTTTCAATTTTTTTAGCTCTACCAAATATTTGTTGTTGGTAGGCTGTTTCTGTCTTTCTTCCTTCTTCTAGTAACTTTTGTCCTGTTTTTATCCTATCATTAAACTTGCCTGGAAGGGCTTGAATTGATGCTCCTAAATTTTTAAATGCTGGAAATACTTTTCCTATCAAACTTTTAGCAATAAAAGCAAATAGTAAATACATTGCTCCTTTAAAGTCTACTAAGAAATTAGCTAGTGGAGCGAAAGCAACATTTAAAAATCCAGATAAATCTTTAATAGCATCAAAAGCCGCAGATTGAAGTCTTGCAAATGAGTTAATATCTACACCTTCTCCAATGTCTCCATATTTTTGCAATGCTTGACCAGTTACAGCAGTCGTTCTAGCTTGTAACTTTTGAAATTCTGTTAATTGATTTGCAGTTTTATTTAAGGTTTTTGCATACTCTTTATATACATTATCAAGACGAATAATAATACCCAATTCGTCTAGTATTTCAGGCTCACCTTTAATAATACCTCGAGTTAATCTATCAAAAGCATCTGGTAGAGTTCTACCTAGTGCAGCTGCTGAACCTCTTGCAGCTTTTGTAATATCAACTAACTGATCTGTTCTTAATCCCGCAGTAGTACCAAAGGCTGCTGCTTCCGAAGCCTGTTGGAAATCAATCATATAACCTGCAGCTTCTTGTAGTTGTTTTGCAATAAGACTTAAGTTTTTACCAGTCTTTTGTGCGTATAATTCTTGTCCTTGTTGTAATATTTGAAAATCAGCAGCTCTCGTTAAAGCGCTATAAGCAGCGGATAGTGCAAATACTCGTGCAGCAACTTCTGCATATGCAGGTACAAGGACTCCCTGCATGCCTTGAGCTTGTTTAGAAAAGTTTTTAGACGCATTCGCAGACATTTGCGAATTGCCTTTCATATTACGGTCGTACTCAGCAGAAGATTTACTAGCCGCTTTGTAGGCTTTAGCATTTTTACCCATTGCAGCATTTACTCTGTCAATGTCTTTAGCTGCAATTTTTAGCTGCCCGTTATCACTAACGATAATCTTGACATTTTTTATAACTGTATCTTTACCTGCCATTATTTTTTCCGTACAGAATTTTTACGTTCTGCTGCTTTTCTGTCACTAGCTAACTTATCGTTAACCATTTTTCCATAAAGTCCATCTATTTTTTGGACAAACTCAAGTGTTATTTTTTGGTCTTCAATTTCAAGGACATCCATTATTTCTTTAATTCCTTGCATGAACTTACCTAAATATGTTCCACCCATTCCTTCCCAGTTAGGAGTTAAGTAATTCCAAACTATAAAAGCATTCTGAATTGTTATGGGAAATATTGGTGAAGAAGTATCTTCATCTTCTAATCTTTTGTAGTAAGTATCCCAATCTACTGTTATACCATTTTCCTCGCTTTGCTTTAAAATTTCATATTGCTGGTCAGCATCAAATTTACTTATTTTATTCTCTTTAAAATGCTCTTTAAGTTTTTCATCCCAATATTCTAACTGGCTTTCGTAAAATTTGCAAGATCATTTACTGTTTCTGCTAACCAATTATCAAACTCTGTAGATTGTTGCATTAATACAATTGCATTATCTACTGAAAAAGGCAACTCAGAAGTAGGGTCTAATTTGCTTTCATCTACTGGTAGCATCTGTGCTACATAAGACATTTTAAATCCTTTCCATCCTTTAATTGTTGCTTTTGTATATTCTTCTAGAAAACGATCCTCGTCTAATGTTTCTACTGGTTGACGAGTTTTTCTATCAAACTTAGTGTTAATAGACTTCTTTCTAATTTTCAACATTTCATCTTTTGATAAATAATTTAATGTTAATTCAAATCCAGAAAATCCTGGGTATTCAACTGAAGTCGTTTTGCTTGGTGTAAGTAAGTCGGATAAGTTAGTAATACCTGGACTTGCTGTAGCCGTTGTAGTTGTAGTTGTTGTTGTCATTTCTTCCTCTTGTTAGGTTAAAAAAAAGTATGAGGCTCCGAAGAGCCTCATTAGGTTTATACAGAAGTTTCGCCCACGTAAGTGATTGTTGCTTCGTCGTTTCCAGAACCAAATGTTGATTCCAAACCTGTAAAGTTAATTGTAACACCCATTACATCTGCGGTGTCAATAGATGGAAGCTCTAAGTGAGCTTGTGCCATACTCAAAGTAACTTTTTTACTTGCTGAAGAACCACCAACTGCTAGTGTAATAGCAAACGAGTTAGTAATATCTGGATCTGCACCATTAATGTCATTATAGATTGCATTATACAAATCTTTAGTTTCATTACTTGATGTATCAAGATAAGCTGTTAGTGAGCCACCTATAGCACGTGTACCAGTAAAGTGGTCTAGCGGGCTATTAATTTTTCCTAAT